ATAACTCTGGTATTAATACAGGTACTACTGGAACCGCAACTTCAGTTACGGATTGGTATAATGCTCAAACATTAGGACTGACGAATAGTACCGTTTATTGGAAGCAAATTGCTCCCAAACCAACCACTAACCAGTATGTGTCGGATAGAAGTGGTAAAAATGATGCAATGCATGTGGTTGTAGTTGATGATTCTGGCAATGTTACTGGTATTCAAGGAAATATTCTTGAAAAACATATTAGTCTTTCTAAGGCTGGCGATACAGTTTCTGCCGTAAATTCTCCTCAAAAGATTTACTATAAAGATTTCCTTGCTAACAATTCAGCAGAAGTCTATGCAGGTAATAATGTATCTTCTGCTGCGGATGCTTATTGGAGTACCACTCCTCGCGCTACTGGATTCTCTACAGCATGTACTCCTGAAACGACTGCTGAAGGTCTCTGGGGACAAGATGCTCAGGGTATTACCTTTGCAGGAATTGGTAATGTAACTTATACGCTGACAAGTGGTAAAGATTACACTGCTGAAGGTAGTGGAATGACTGCTACTCTAGGTGATTTAAGTACTGCTTATGATTTATTTGGTAATAAAGATGAGATAGAGGTTGATTTCTTAATCAATGGCCCTGGACTTACAAGTTCAGCAGAATCGCAAGCAAAAGCGAATAAGTTAATTTCTATTGCAGAAGATAGAAAGGATTGTGTAGCATGTGTTTCTCCTCATCGAGCAAACGTTGTTGATATAACCAATACAACAACTCAAACTAACAATGTTATTGAATTCTTTAGTCCATTAAGCAGTTCATCTTATGCCGTATTTGATAGCGGTTATAAGTATACCTACGACAGATTTAATAATAAGTTCCGTTATATTCCATGCAACGGTGATATTGCTGGATTGATGGTACGAACTGATATTGAACAGTTCCCTTGGTATTCACCTGCGGGACAACAAAGAGGTATTCTTAACAATGCCATTAAACTTTCATATAATCCTAATAAGACTCAAAGAGATCTTCTTTATGAGTCTCGCATAAACTCTGTTATCAATCAACCTGGTACAGGAGTAATGCTTTATGGCGATAAGACAGGATTAAATTATGCATCTGCATTTGATAGGATTAACGTTCGTCGTTTATTCCTTACGATTGAGCAAGCACTTGAGAATGTTGCTCAGGCTCAACTCTTTGAATTCAATGATTCAATTACAAGGTCGAACTTTGTGAACGTAGTTGAACCATACCTGAGAGATGTTCAGGCTAAGAGAGGAATTCATGACTTCAGAGTAATTTGTGATAGTACAAATAACACTCCTGATGTTATTGATAATAATGAATTCCGTGCTGACATCTTCATCAAGCCTAACAAGGCAATTAATTATGTCACCCTCACTTTCGTTGCTACCAGAACTGGAGTCAGTTTTGAAGAAGTAACGGGAAGCGTTTAACCTTTATAATTAATTAAGTAAGGAGTATTAACAAATGGCAAACCTTAAGACTATTACCGGTTTTAAATCTAGACTTTCTGGAGGAGGCGCAAGGCCTAATCTATTTGAGGTAAATATTAATGATTTTAAATTTGCTAACCCAGCATGGGACAATGAAACGTTTCAGTTTCTTTGTAAAGCATCTTCCCTCCCTGCTTCTACTATCACCCCTATTGAAATTCCCTTTAGAGGAAGAACTCTAAAGGTTGCTGGTGATAGGACATTTGATATCTGGTCTGTTTCCGTCATTAACGATGAAGACTTTAAGTTAAGAAGTTCTTTTGAGCAATGGATGAATGGAATTAGCAAGCTAAGTGATGCAAGTGGTGCTACGAACCCCAATTCTTATATGGGTAATGCGGTTGTCAATCAACTCGGAAGGGGTTATAATGTAGGCCGTAATGCTACCGCTAATAGCGGTGCTGGTGATGCGAGTGGTGGTACTTCTGGTGTAGAACCATTAAGAACCTATTATATGGACGGTATTTTCCCAACTAGTGTGGGTGCTATAGATCTTTCCTATGATAGTGGCGATGCTATTGAAGAGTATTCAGTAGAATTCCAAGTTCAGTACTGGATTGCTGGTTCAGAGTCTTCCGCTGGTTCACCTGCTGACGCAACTAACATTGTTGTTAGCTGATAAATAATCAGATACAGGTAAATTAAAAATAAATTATGGCTAAGTTATTTGGATTCTCTATTGAGGATACAGAACCGGTTTCACCTGGGGTAGTATCACCTGTTCCTCCTAATAATGAGGATGGGAACGATCATTATCTTAGTAGTGGATTTTTTGGTTCTTATGTTGATATTGAGGGTGTATACAGAACTGAATTTGATTTAATAAAAAGATATCGAGAAATGGCACTTCACCCAGAGTGCGATAGTGCCATTGAAGATATAGTAAACGAAGCGATTGTTTCCGATACCAATGATAGTCCTGTAGAACTGGATTTAGATCACTTAAATGCTAGTGATGGAATCAAAAAGAAGATAAGAGAAGAGTTTAAATTTATTCTTGGGCTTTTAGATTTTAATAAAAAAGCACATGAGATTTATAGGAATTGGTATATTGATGGTAGATTATATTATAACAAAGTAATTGATGTAAAGGCCCCTCATGAAGGGATTCAAGAACTTCGTTATATTGACGCAATTAAAATGCGTTATGTAAGAAAGCAAAAGCAGACTGAAAATAATAGGCATAAGTTAACCGGTAATCTTACAACCGGTAACCCTATGGATTATGAGTTTCCGCAAATCGAAGAATATTTCATTTATAATCCCAAAATGAATTTTCCTACCACTAACCCCTCTTCAATGGGAGGAGAAGGTGGTATCAAAATGTCTAAAGATTCAGTTACATTTTGTACTTCTGGATTGGTAGATAGAAATAAAGGATCAACACTTTCATATCTTCACAAGGCAATTAAATCACTTAATCAATTACGTATGATTGAGGATAGTCTTGTAATTTATAGACTATCAAGAGCACCAGAACGTAGAATTTTCTATATTGATGTTGGTAATTTGCCTAAAATGAAGGCAGAACAATACCTCCGTGACGTTATGATGAGGTATCGTAATAAGTTAGTTTATGATGCATCCACTGGAGAAGTTCGTGATGACAAGAAGTTTATGGCCATGCTTGAAGACTTCTGGTTACCAAGAAGAGAAGGTGGACGTGGAACCGAAATCTCAACTCTCCCAGGAGGACAAAACCTTGGAGAAATCACTGATATTGAGTATTTTAAAAAGAAACTCTACCGTTCACTTAATGTTCCTCCCTCAAGAATGGATGGAGAAGGTGGGTTTAACTTGGGTAGATCTTCTGAGATATTAAGAGACGAAGTTAAATTTAGTAAGTTTGTCTCACGTTTAAGAAAGAGATTTTCTGCAATGTTCTTAGATATGCTAAGAACTCAATTACTTCTTAAGAACATTATTACCCCAGAAGACTGGGATATAATGGAAGAGCATATTCAGTTTGATTTCTTATATGACAACCATTTCTCCGAATTAAAAGAAGCAGAACTCTTCAATGAAAGGGTAAGTATGGTTCAAGTCGCTGAACCTTATGTTGGAAAGTATTTTTCACAAGATTATGTAAGACGTAAGATTTTGCGTCAAACAGATGAAGAAATTATCGAACAGGATAAACTAATTGAACAGGAAATCAAGGATGGTGTTATACCTGATCCTGCAGATATGCAATTAGATCCAGCAGGGACAGGAGCACTTTTACCTCCAGATCCAGCAATTGGTACTGAACAGCAATTAGCTGCTCCAGAGGTTGCTACAGACACTATTGATTCCACTGTAGACTTAGAAACTAATAAGTCAAAGATGCCCAAAGGTGGTGAAATATAAATATTACAGATTCCTTACACAATATATGGTATTAAACTATGGATGAACTTATGAATTTGATGGTGACTGATGAATCTCCTTCTCAGATTAGTGATAAATTGAAGGATATGCTTTATGCAAAATCTGCAACTAAAGTTGATGATATTAAATCAACTGTAGCTAATTCTATGTTTGGTGATACTGAAATTGAAGTTGATGATGAAGATGAAGTGGAAACTGAAGCGGAATTAGAAGTGGATTCGGAAGAACCACAAGAGGAAGATTCCTAAATAACTATTAATGAAACTACCATAGTTAACGATAATGGCACATAATCCAGTCGGTTCCGGAGCATCTTTTAGTTTTTCAAACTCGGCCGCAGGTGCGGGTACGACATTTGCAATCCAATCAGATTCGCTGCGAGTATATGCAGATAACGCAACCGCCTTTGTAGCAATAACTACGGGTGGCGCTGATGCAACTACCGCAGATTATGTTGTTCCGTCGGGAGAGAAAGCAACCCTTTACTTGAAAAAAGCAACGGGAATTGCAGTTTCTATAGCACAAGGAAATTCAACAGCAGAAACAGTTATTAAATTACCGGAAGGAGTGCAATGTCCCTTCATTCCTGGTGAATATGTAATGTTGGATGTTGATGGTGGTAACGATGCTAACTGGGCTACTCAATTGTCTGGTGTTCTCATTACTTCTATTGCTTCTCCGTTTTCTCCTAATGGATATAATCAACCACAATTAACGGTTGATGCTAATGTTAGTGGTATTTCTACTGCATATAATGGTGCTAAACCCGCATTTGTGAGAAAAGCAGTAGCAGTGAGTGCTATTGGTTTGGGTGCAGGATCTTTATATTATCAACAAGTTCAAATCTCAGGAGATGCCTGATGAAACTCATTAGAGAAGAAATCGAATCAGTTGAATTTCTAGTCGAAACTCGTAACGGCAAGAAAGCAATGTATATCGAAGGTATTTTCCTTCAAGGAAATATCCAAAACCGTAACGGAAGGATGTATCCTTTTGATACTCTTAAAAAAGAGGTTGCTCGGTATAACGAATCTAATGTCCAAACAGGTAGAGCACTTGGAGAACTTGGACATCCTGAGGGCCCAACAGTAAACCTTGATAGGGTTTCACACAAAATTACCCACTTAAAAGAGTCTGGTAATAACTTTATTGGTAAGGCGAAAATCCTTAGTACACCAATGGGTAAAATTGCATCTTCACTTATTGAAGAAGGTGTAAAACTGGGTGTTTCATCTCGTGGTATTGGTTCCCTAAAAGCAACTCGTGAAGGGGTCAATGTAGTTGGTGATGATTTTATGTTAGCAACTGCTGCTGACATAGTTGCAGATCCTTCTGCTCCTGATGCTTTTGTCTCAGGAATCATGGAAGGAAAGGACTGGATATGGGATGGTGGCATTCTTCGTGAGAGGATGGCTGCTAAAACATACAGGGAAATTAACACTCTAGTTGATCAAAAACAACTAGAAGAGCAAAAATTGACGCTCTTTGATAATTTTCTTGCGAATTTATAATTTATAAATAAAAATAGGTTTAATTACAGGTAAATCGGAGCCGTTCAAATGTCTCGTGGTAACAAATTACAAAAAATGGAAGAAGACGTGAAGCAATCGAAGACTGCTGCTAATGCTAATGCATCACCAGCGGAGCCCATGCAAAAAGTCGCTAATGTCACTCCAGACAATCCAATCGAATTCGAAGTATTAGGTGGGCCAACACCTGAGAATTACAGTCCGACGGATGATTCAGCGAAGCTGAATACACCTGGCAAAACCTTAAAACAGGTTAAAGACGTTGTAAACACTCGCAAGCCTAAAGGACTAGGTGCTATGCCAATGGAAAAAGGACAAAAAGGTATCGCGTCGGGTGACGAGGTTGAAATCAAAGACGATCAAGAGGTCGTTTCTGAAGAACCTACAACTGAAGAAGTAGTGGCAGAGGCTCCAGAAGTTACTACTGAAGAAACACTAGAAGAATATAACATCGATGATGATGTAAATGCTCTACTAGGTGGCGAAGAACTCTCTGAAGAGTTTAAAGCTAAAGCAAAAACAATTTTTGAAGCTGCTATTAATTCCAAGGTGGCAATCGTCCGGGAACAAATTCAGATTGAGTACGATGAGAAACTCGCTGAAGGTGTAGCAGAAGCCAAAGAGGAACTCTCTGAGAGAGTTGATTCTTATCTAGAGTACGTTGCGGATGAATGGATGTCAGAAAACGCTCTTGCCATCGAGGCTGGACTTAAGAGTGAAATGACTGAATCCTTCTTAACCGGAATGAAAGGTCTTTTTGAAGAACATTATGTAACTATCCCTGAAGAAAAATATGATGTACTTGAGAGTATGGTAGAGAAACTAGATGACATGGAAACCAAGCTCAATGAGCAAATTGAGAAGAACATCGGACTAAACAAGCGTCTCGCTGAGTCGGTTGCTGATGGTATTCTTGAATCTGTTTCTGATGGATTAGCGTCCACACAGAAAGAGAAGCTCGCTTCACTTGCTGAAAGTGTAGAGTTTGAAAGTGATGAAGAATATCGTGAAAAGTTGGAGACACTTAAGGAATCTTATTTCCCTAACAAGAGTGCATCTCCATCCGCTAAAACTGAAACCCTTTCAGAAGGAGAATCAGCAGTACCTGCCGATATGACAGGTTCTATGAGCGCTTATCTGAAAACTCTTTCAGCATTTAAATAGCGAACTGAATTTAACAATTAAATCAAACTAAACACACATAGGTAAAAAAGCAATGTTCCAATCAGAACAGTTGCAGGAAAAGTGGAAGCCGCTCCTAGAATATGAGGGTCTTGAGGAAATCAAAGATCCCCATCGTAAGGCTGTAACCGCCGTCCTGCTCGAAAACCAAGAAAAGTTTTTAAACGAAGAGCAACAGTTTTCTTCAGGTATCAACCTGATGGAAGCAGCACCTACTAACAGCACTGGTGCTAATATTGCTAACTTCGATCCCGTTCTAATCTCATTGATTAGACGCTCAATGCCTAACCTGATCGCTTACGATCTGGCTGGCGTTCAACCGATGAGCGGTCCTACTGGACTAATCTTCGCAATGCGTTCACGCTACTCCAGTCAGACTGGAACAGAGACATTCTACAACGAAGTTGATTCTGCATTCTCTGGCGAAAACGCACCAAACCGCACTCTAACTGGTGGTTGGACAGATCCAAACGCTGGTATGGGTACAACTCAACAGCAGAATTCTAACCCTGCGGTACTAAACCCAACATCATCTGCTTCCTCTATTGGATACAGAGTTGGTCAGGGTATGACAACTGCTGAGGCTGAGGCACTCGGAGATACCGAAACCTCTAACGCCTTTAACCAGATGGCGTTCTCGATTGAGAAAGTCACGGTTACAGCAAAGTCACGTGCTTTAAAAGCAGAGTACAGTCTAGAACTGGCTCAAGACTTGAAAGCAATTCATGGCTTGAATGCTGAAGCAGAACTTGCTAACATCCTTTCTACTGAAATCCTTGCTGAAATCAACAGGGAAGTCATTAGAACAATCTATAAGGTTGCTGAGCAAGGCGCTGTACAGAACGTTGCCACACCTGGCATCTTCGACTTAGACATCGACTCAAACGGCAGATGGTCTGTTGAGAAGTTCAAAGGACTTCTGTTCCAGATTGAGAGAGATGCTAACGCAATCGCACAAAGAACTCGTCGCGGGAAGGGCAACATAATCCTCTGCTCTGCAGACGTTGCTTCCGCATTAACAATGGCTGGTGTATTGGATTATACTCCTGCCCTCAACGCTAATCTTAACGTTGATGATACTGGTAACACCTTCGCTGGTGTTCTGCAAGGTAAGTATCGTGTATACATCGACCCTTACTCTGCTAACCTTACTTCCGCTAACGGAACTCCAGGTAATCAGTACTACGTTGTTGGTTACAAAGGTTCCTCACCTTATGACGCTGGTATTTTCTACTGCCCTTACGTTCCACTACAGATGGTTCGTGCAGTTGGCGAGAACACCTTCCAGCCCAAAATTGGCTTCAAGACTCGTTATGGACTTGTTGCCAACCCATTCAGCGAAGGAACTTTCCAAGGACTTGGAAACCTCAACATCAACAGCAACCGCTACTATCGTCGTGTTGCCGTCAAGAACCTTATGTAAGAAGTTAATATCTTCTTTACTTCACAAAGTCAACCCTTCGGGGTTGACTTTTTTATTGTCTGTTGTTATATTAGATACTTGGGACATCTAACCGTCCTTGTCGTTTGAAAAATTTAAACATGAACCGTTTAAAACTCGTCAAAATCATTGATCTTTATGACCAAAAGGTTGATGATAAAAGAAGAGAAAAACTCTCTTCGATGGTCGTGACAGACTCATTACCCAAGAATCTTCCTAATGCGGAAGATGTTGTTAAAAAATTTCTTGCAGGAGAGATTGATCCTTCTGAGACAATTATGTGTCTCGCAAAGGTAGAAGATTTATATTCTTCTCCAATATATAATCGTCCAGAGGAAATTGATCTTAATAAGTGCGACCAACACTTATATTATCAAGGTGGTTTCTCACATCGATTAGCAGGATCTCAATCTGCTTGGTTTAGACCCAGTGGACATCTTGTTAATACACAAGGAGGTCATCGTACTACTAAGAAGTATGCGGTTACCTTAGAAGGGGATACCAGAGTTCTTATAGGACTTAAATTTCATCCTCCTCATGCTACAGAAGACCAAATAATTTTAGCAGAATCAGAAGATCACCATACTGATGCTGCTTTTAGAAAAAATCAAACTGGTGATAACAAATTCAAATCTGCTTATCATTCCAATCAATCTTGGGCAGTTGATTTATTTGAATATCTCAAGCCCTTTAGTATTGGTATTGCAGGAACATTGGAAGGAGCAGAGTTTACTCTTCCTTCTCATTCTTATATGTCCACAGCAATTAACATTGCTGGTAAGTCAAATGTTACTAGATATCTTCAAGCATTTATAGAACATA